GGTCGGCGAAAGCTCGACGCTCACCTGCATTTAAGTTCATAAAACCAAGGGTAATATTCCCATAGTTTGGGAGGTGTTAATGGTGGAAGATGAACGGTGGTTTATTTCCACCGGAGACATGGCAACATTGTTTGGCGTGACCCGCAAGACTATCTCCTTGTGGGAGTCAAACGGATGCCCAAAACGAGGACGCGGGAAATGGTTCCTTCCTGATGTGTTGAAATGGTTCCTGGCGTCCCGTGATAATTCGCAGAACGATACTCCTGACGAAGCCAGTATGAAAACCCGCAAGCTCAAGGCTGACACCCTCTACCGCGAGGAACGCGCCCGCCGTGAGCGGATTCTCAGGGAAGCACTCGAAGAGCTGTATTTCCTGCGCACCGATGTTGAGAAAGCCTGGTCAAACCGCGCTCTTGAGGCAAAGAGTGCCTTCCTGCTTCTGGAGAAAACTCTTCCCATGGAGTTGGCGGGCAAGGATGAAAACGAAATGGAGAGCATTATAGCCTCACGGGTGAGGGAGGTGTTAGCCGATCATGCCAGAGGTGGCAAATACACGCCCAATCCCGTCGAGGTTCCCGCAGGAAGTCCTAGCGTGGCTCCCGCCGGAAAAAATGCGGGTAAGCGAATGGGCAGACCGAAATCGAATCCTCGACCTAAAAACATCCGCAATGCCCGGCAGGTGGAGGACTGAGACAGTCCCGTACCTGCGCGCAATCATGGACGCGTTTAACGAGCCTGGGATCGAGACCGTCACTCTATGCACGGCGTCGCAGGTAGGAAAATCAGAGGCGCTGAACAACTGCCTGGGATACGCCATAGCGCAAGACCCAGGCTCAAGCCTGGTGGTATATCCCACCCTCGACCTCGCGGAATATACGAGTAAAAACCGCATCATGCCCATGGTGGATTCCTCGCAGGTGCTGAGAGACCGGCTGGACGCCACGCACTCTGAAAAGCTGCAGCTCCAATTTACGGGCGCTTACGTGTGCCTTTCTGGTGCGAACAGTCCCGCATCCCTGGCGTCGCGTCCTATCCGCTACCTGTTTTTGGATGAGATCGACAAATACCCTCAGTTCAGCGGTGACGAGGCAGACCCTATCAGCCTTGCCCGTGAGCGGACGAAGACGTTCCGCAACCGCAAAATCATCCAGGCATCTACTCCCACTACTGAGCGTGGGCGCGTATGGCGGGAGTACGAAAGCGCTGACGTGAGGATGGCCTATTACGTTCCATGCCCGCACTGCGGATATATGCAACGGCTTGTTTTGGCGCAGGTCAAATGGCCGGAGGAGGTAAGAGCCTCGAAGCGCGAGGCGCACGGTGACCCGCAGAAATTACGGGACGCTGCGCAGATGGCGCTGAATACGGCGTGGTACGAATGCTCGGCTTGCAAGGGCGTCATTGATGACGTGGATAAACTAGACGCCCTTCGAGCCGGAGAGTGGAGGCCGGACAGGGAGACGGCGACGGCGACGCCTCCCCGTCATGTCGCATTCCACCTGTCCAGTCTCTACAGTCCATTTGTGTCCTTCGGGCAGGTGGCGGCGGAGTTTATAGAGTCGGAGGAGTTCCCGGAGCGTCTGCGGAACTTCATTAATTCCTGGCTTGGCGAACCCTGGCGGGACAGCCGGGTTGCCGTGAAAACGCACGGGCTGTTGGAGCAGACCGGGGACTATTCCATGGACGAGGTTCCGGGCGAGGCGCATTTCCTCACGGCAGCCGTCGACGTCCAGTTAGACCATTTTTGGTACGAAATTATGGGCTGGGGCGTCGCGGCATCGTCGTGGGTAGTCGATTTCGGGCGGGCTGAGTCATGGAGGGAACTGGAGGAAATCATCGTCAACAGGCAGTATAGGACGATCTCAGGCGAATACAAAATAATACGCCTGGCGGCAGTCGACGCCGGCTACCGCACGGATGAGGTATATGAATTTGTCACGAGATTCGGCGACGTGTGCAGGCCGGTAAAAGGCGCGTCAAAAACTCTGGGCGGTAGATTTTACTCGGTCAGTTCTCTTGACAAAGAAGGCTGGAACGGGCTGAAATTATACCTTGTAGATACGGATTACTGGAAAGACTATGTTTTTGGACGCCTGCACAAAGAACCCGGCACGCCTGGAGCCATGCATATCCCGAAAGACTGCCATACCTACTGGGCCGACCACATGACGGCAGAACAGAAAGTCATCGAGCGGGACCGTAAAACAGGACGCGAGACCGAGACTTGGGTAAAAATCTCACAGCACGCGCCGAACCACTTGTTAGACTGCACCGTCTACAATGCCGTGATGGCCGAGTTGTGTGGTGTGAGATACCTGACGGACGTACCCGTACAGGAGCAGAGGCAGGAGAAACCCACCTCACGGCCAACCGGTTCATGGCTGGGTAACCGCACCGGATGGCTGAGACGATGACAACCCGCGCCGGGCGTTCGCTACCGCCTGGGCGGTTATAAGCCCGTCTCCCCAGGGGCGGGCATTATATTCACAAGTGCTTTTGTGACTCGTGGTTTGGGAAATACAAGTCACAAAGTGTGACCTCAAAAATTATACAAACACCCTTCCAGACCCTTCCCGGGGGTATACAAAATACACAGAGTAACTGTATGTATTATGTATACCCCCGGGCAGGGCATACCCGGCTTGCCAAGTGCAGGACGGAGCAAGGTTCCTCCGAACCCGCCTGGCGAATCGGAGAAAAAACAATAGCCGCTTCCTTCATGGAGGCGGCTTTTTTATTGCCTTATTGAGAGGAGGTGAAAAGCCATTTGACGAATACAGAAGAACTTGCACTCTACGAAGCAGCGTTAACTGCCATTCTGTCAGGCGCGCAGGAATACCGCATCGGGACTCGTCTCGTCCGGCGGGCTGACCTGATGGCTATCCAGTCACGCATCGATTACCTGCGAGGCCAGATAGCAGGCGATACCTACGGTACGACGGCTTACGCCAGGTGGCCGGGGAGATGAGGTGGTTCGAGAGGCTGAAATCATGGTGGAGCAAAAACTACGACGCCGCGAAAAATGACCGTCTGCGCGGGAACTGGCAACCTGTCGGAAAGCTCTCAGCAGAGGACACGGACCGGCCATACCGCAGCACCCTCCTTTACCGGGCGCGGGATTTGGAGCGGAATAACGACATCGTTGAGAGTGCCATCGGCGGGATCATCCGCAATTCCATTGGTGCAAACGGAATCATACCGCAGGCGCATGCCACGCGAGCAAACGGCAAACCGAACGAGAAAATCAATGATGCCATCGAGGAATTATGGCGGGAGTGGAGCAGACCGGAGCACTGCGACGCGTCCGGTGCGCAGTCATTCGCTGAAATCCAGTCAATGATTCTGCGTCGGCGCATTGTTGACGGTGAAATATTCGTCCGCAAAATCTACCGGCGCGGCGAGAAATTCCCGCTGAAACTCCAGGTATTCGAGCCTGACCAGTTGGACATGATCAAACAAGGTCCGCGCATCTACGAGGGCATAGAGGTGGATGAGTATCTGCGCCCCGTGGCGTATTATTTCCTGCCTGATGTTTTCGAGTCAAGCGGGATAACGGGGAAATCTATCCGCGTGCCTGCGTCCGAAGTAATTCATTTATTCAATAAGAAGCGCCCGTCTCAAATTCACGGATTAAGTGAACTTGCCATCATCATGAACCGCCTCAAGGACACCGGGGAATTTTTAGACGCTGAACTGGTGGCCGCAAGAATCGCCGCCTGTTTCGCGTTGTTTGTGACGAAGGCTAACCCAAGCGGATTCATGGGAACTGGCCGGTCTGACTTCGAGACGGACTCCAACGGGAATAGTTTGAAAACCATTGAGCCTGGCATGATTGAAATCCTTGCGCCTGGTGAGTCGATCATCGAGGCAAAACCGAACCATCCGAATACCGGCGCGTCGGAATTCGTAGGACTGCAGCAGCGTCTCTCGGCAGCCGGTCTCGGTCAGTCCTATGAGATGCTGAGCCGCGACCTATCCAAAGTTTCATACAGCTCAGTCAGGCAGGGACATCTTGAGGACAGAAAAGCTTTCGAGATGTTCCAGCGATATCTGGTCACTCATCTCTGCGTCCCGGTCTGGGAGGCGTTTTTAACGTCCTCAGTTCTGGCGGGACTGATTAAAATACCCGACTTCGAGCGGAACAAGGGCCGATACATCGGCGCACGGTGGATTACTCCGGGCTGGCAGTGGGTCGACCCGCTGAAAGAGGTTAACGCCAGTACCCAGGCTCTCTTAATCGGGGCATCGACGCTGGAGGAGATATGCGGGCAAAAGGGATTGGACTGGCAGGAGGTATTGCGGCAGAGGGCGCGGGAGTTGGAGTATGCCGCCGCCCTTGGAATCAATCTGAACACAGAACCGGGAAAGGAGGTTAATGATGTCGAAGATGAACCGGAAGAAGAGCAGGGACAAACCTGAGACCCTGTATCGGGAAATATCGATTGACACCAGCTCCATCGTCCAGGATTCGCGGACAGTGGAGCTTTCGTTTTCCAGCGAGGTGCCGTACCGCCGTATGGACTGGGACGGGAAAGCATACGACGAGGTATTGAGCCACAGTCCTGAGGCCGTCGACCTATCCAGGTTGGAAGGGCTGGGAACCATGCTGTTCAACCACAACCGGGATGAGCCGATAGGTGGTATCGAGCGCGTCTGGATCGAGGACGGACGGGGCAAGGCAACAGTCCGGTTCGA